ACCGGATGGCCGCGCCCCTCTTTTTAGTGGGTCCCACTCACGTCGCTATCAACCAATCAAAATGCATCCTCAAACGTTAGATAAGTGTTCATTTGTCCTTATATACTTGGTCCCCAAGTTGTTTGTCAAGCAATATGTGGGATCCACTTCTAAATGAATTTCCTGAATCTGTTCATGGATTTCGTTGTATGTTAGCTATTAAATATTTGCAGGCCGTTGAGGAAACTTACGAGCCCAATACATTGGGCCACGATTTAATTAGGGATCTTATATCTGTTGTAAGGGCCCGTGATTATGTCGAAGCGACCCGGCGATATAGTCATTTCCACGCCCGTCTCGAAGGTTCGCCGAAGGCTGAACTTCGACAGCCCATACAGCAGCCGTGCTGCTGTCCCCATTGTCCAAGGCACAAACAAGCGACGATCATGGACGTACAGGCCCATGTATCGAAAGCCCAGAATATACAGAATGTATCGAAGTCCTGATGTTCCCCGTGGATGTGAAGGCCCATGTAAGGTCCAATCGTTTGACAAGCGCCATGATTTGAAGCATACGGGTGAGGTATTGTGTGTTTCAGATGTAACACGTGGTAATGGCCTTACTCATCGTGTTGGGAAACGTTTTTGTATCAAGTCTATTTACATTGTTGGCAAAGTGTGGATGGATGAGAACATTAAGGTGAAGAATCATACTAACACTTGTATGTTCTGGCTTGTTCGGGATCGTCGTCCAGTTACTACTCCCTATGGATTTGGAGAATTGTTTAACATGTATGATAATGAGCCATCTACTGCCACTATTAAGAATGATCTGCGGGATCGTTGTCAGGTTCTTAAGAGGTTCACTGCTAGTTTGAGTGGTGGTCAATATGCGTCCAAAGAGCAATGTGTCATTAGGCGATTTTATAAGATTTATAACCATATTGTTTATAATCATCAAGAGCAGGGGAAATATGAGAATCATACTGAGAACGCTCTTTTACTGTATATGGCATGTACTCATGCTTCTAATCCAGTGTACGCTACTCTTAAAATAAGGGTGTACTTCTACGATTCAATATCGAATTAATAAAATTTATATTTTATATCGTGAATCTCGGTTACATTTATTGTGTTTTCAAGTACATTATACAATACATGATCAACTGCTCTAATTACATTGTTAATGGAAATTACACCAATATTATTTAAATATCTAAGAACTTGATATCTAAATACTCTTAAGAAACGACCAGTCTGAGGCCGTAAGGTCGTCCAGATTCGGAAGTTGAGAAAACATTTGTGAATCCCCAGTACCTTCCTGATATTGTGGCTGAATCTTATCTGCATGGAAATGATGTCGTGGTTCATTAGAAATGGCCTCTCGTTGTGTTCTGTTATCTTGAAATATAGGGGATTGTTTATCTCCCAGATAAAAACGCCATTCTCTGCTTGATGAGCAGTGATGAGTTCCCCTGTGCGTGAATCCATAGTTGATGCAGTTGATGTGGAGGTAGTATGAGCAGCCACAATCTAGGTCTACACGCTTACGCCTGATTGGTTGTTTCTTGGCTATTTTGTGTTGGTCCTTGATTGGTACTGGAGAACAGTGGCTCGTAGAGGGTGACGAAGGTTGCATTCTTGAGAGCCCAATTTTTCAAGGAAATATTTTTTTCTTCGTCTAGATATTCCTTATATGAGGAGGTAGGTCCTGGATTGCAGAGGAAGATAGTGGGAATTCCCCCTTTAATTTGAATGGGCTTCCCATACTTTGTGTTGCTTTGCCAGTCCCTCTGGGCCCCCATGAATTCCTTGAAGTGCTTTAAATAATGCGGGTCTACGTCATCAATGACGTTGTACCACGCATCATTACTGTACACCTTTGGACTTAGGTCTAGATGTCCACATAAATAGTTATGTGGGCCTAGAGACCTAGCCCACATTGTTTTGCCTGTTCTGCTATCACCCTCGATGATAATACTGTTAGGTCTCCATGGCCGCGCAGCGGAAGACATGACGTTCTCGGACACCCATACTTCAAGTTCCTCTGGAACTTGATTAAAAGAAGAAGATAAAAAAGGAGAGATATAAGGAGCCGGAGGCTCCTGAAAAATTCTATCTAAATTAGAATTTAAATTATGAAACTGTAAAATATAATCTTTCGGTGCTAATTCTTTAATGATTCTAAGAGCCTCTGACTTACTGCCTGCGTTAAGTGCTGCTGCGTAAGCGTCATTGGCTGATTGTTGTCCTCCTCTTGCAGATCTTCCATCGATCTGAAACTCACCCCAATCGATGGTGTCTCCGTCTTTATCGATGTAGGACTTGACATCAGATGAGGATTTAGCTCCCTGAATGTTTGGATGGAAATGTGTTGATCTACTTGGGGATGCCAGGTCGAAGAATCTGTTATTCGTGCACTGGTACTTGCCTTCGAACTGAACAAGGGCATGCAGATGAGGTTCCCCATTCTCGTGGAGCTCTCTGCAAATTTTAATGTATAATTTATTTACAGGAGTTTCGAGGGTTTGTAGTTGGGAAAGTGCTTCGGATAAAGAAAGAGAACACTGGGGATAAGTAAGGAAATAATTTTTGGCATTTATTTTAAAACGCTTTGGGGGAGCCATTTGGTCAATGTACCCCGATTGACTTGGATTTCATTTATCCCTGCAATCGGTGTAGTGGGGTACAATATATACTTGTACCCCAAATGGCAAATTGGTAATTTAGTAAAAGTATATTGCAATTCAAATTTCAAAATTCAAAAATCAAATCACTAAAGCGGCCATCCGTATAATATT